AATCTCCTTCGGGTATTGTTGTCTTGTTGCTATCAAGTTCCTCTACATCCATATCAAAATTAATTCCTTCAAAATCACTCATTTAGCACCTCCAGATGCAAATCCTAGTTGTTTAATTATATTGGTTAAGTTAGGTGCTACAAACTCATCTAACTTTCCGCTTCTATCTTTAGCCGTGTATCCCTGACCGATCCGAGTTTGAAACCATCGGGTAATTACTTTACGTCCATCTTTGTCTTCATCATCGAAAACACGCATACATAATACTTCATCAAAGAAATAAGGTATCTGTGTGGGCAATTTCGCACCAACCATCATCGGCTGATAATGGAACGTACCTGTCGCCTCATCACGAATGCTTTGTTCCTTTGCGATGAAGACTACATGGATGGGTAAATCTCTAAATCTACGCATGGTTTTAATCATTACTTCAATGACTTCACCGTAAGCTCTGCGCGGATCTTTTGTCTTAGCTTTTTCTGAGGCTAACAAGATTTCTGACATCTCGGTAATACTATCTAAGCATACTGTGTCATAATCTAATGTGCCATTTTCAAGCATGGTAGCTATTTCTTCAATCTCGCTTGCTTTCTTAACCTCAATAGCTGTAAGGTGTTCAGCGTCCTTGATAGATAATAGACCACTCTCCATACTGACCACTAATGTTTTTCCTGGTGCAGTTTTGAGCGAGGTTGTCTTACCTGCTCCAGACGCACCGTAGATCAACAATTTAGCACCTTGTTGCTGCACAAGTTCGTTTGGAGTTTTGATTCTACTTAATATGGAATCGTTCACTACTTTCTCCTATGTTTATAAAAAGTTCTTTTAAATCAAAAAAAATATGTTACACTTGGTTTTCATTGATCTAAGGCATATTGTAGCATGAACAAAGCAAAACGCAAACAGTGGGAAATTAATTTTTATTTTAGACAGGTTGAGCTTGGTAAAAAAAAGCTTAACACATTACATGCATCTGGTCTTGAACCAGAATATAAGGAGCGAGAAGTGGAACAATATACCCTTAAAAAATATATTGAATTTATCGGTACAGAAGCAGCAGCCGAATTATTTGGTTGCAAAGCAGCGACTGCAAAATCATGGCGTTATGGTATGCGTCAACCTTCAATTGAACAAGCAAAAGTTATTATTAAGAAAACAGGTGGCAAGTTAGATTTTGAATCTATTTATGGTCCTATAGACGAATCTGTTGAAGACAAGAAAATTTAGTGTTAAATATAAAAGCCACTTCGCAGAATTCTGCGTTGGAGCTTGCTCTTGCCTATGCCGAAGAGGGTTATTCACCTGTACCTTTATTAAGACACAATAAAGTACCGCCTAAACATTTAGGCAGTTGGCAGCAATACAAAGAGCGACAACCGACTACGGAAGATATTACCCGATGGTTTAAAGGCCGTGATGATTTAGTTGTGGCTTTGATCTGCGGAAAATTTATTGTTGTTGATGCCGATACGCCAGAAGCGTGTATTTGGGCTGAAGAAAATCTGCCCAACACACCGTGTAAAGTTATCACTGGCAAAGGGATGCACTATTACTACAATAATCCAGAGCAATATACGACTTATGTAGCTAGGCGCACACAAATTAGCGATCCCGCCAAACTTATTGATATAAGAGGGGTAGGCGGTTTAATTATTGCACCGTACAATATTCATGCCACAGGTGCTATCTATGAACCTAAATTTATTTTAGATTGGGATTGGCATGATACTAGCGACCTACCTGACTTTACAAAAGAAAACTGGGTACAAGTAACAGGCGCTGAAAAATTAAACGGTAAACCAATAGCTACTCCTTTCTCAATGGAAGGGGTGATGGCAGGCAGTCGTAATGACAATGCAGCTAGATTGGCGGGTAATTTGATTGCTAAAGGTGTTAATATCGAAATGGTCGAGTTCTTTGTGCAATCATGGAATCAACAAAACAAACCACCATTATCAAGAACAGAAATATCTACTACCGTTAATTCAATACTAAAGACTCATGAACGTAAAAACCAACAAGCCCCTGCATTTATAAAAAATAAATTTAGCGTGAAAAAACCTGATAGCCTCTTCAAGCCACCAGGTATTATCAAAGATATATTTGAGTATTCAGAATCTATTGCTCAGATACAGCAGCCCTCATTATCTATGCAGAGTGCATTAGCATTAGGCTCAGTGGCATTAGGCAGAATGTATCGTACCGATATGAATAACTTTTCATCTATGTATTTTATGTGCATAGCCAAGTCAGGTCAGGGTAAAGAGAATGTTAAAACCACCATTGAATCAATCCTAGATTGTTCTGGCCATGCTGATATTATGGCGGGTGATGGTTATACCTCGTCTGGCGCGGTCTACAGTCTACTTAGACATAAACCAACCCACATAACCGTAATGGATGAATTTGGTAAACGCTTAGAAAGTATTGCTAAGGCATCCAACTCTAACAAGGAAGACGCTTTGCAAGTGCTTATGGAAGCGTGGGGTCGCTGTCACGGTACGATTAGACCTGATAACTACTCTTTAATGACGTTGACTGGAAAACAGCAACAAGAGGCTCTAGATCGCTCTACTATAAAGCCAGGTATAACGCTTGTCGGCATGTCTGTGCCTAGAAACTTTTATGGTGCTTTATCAACGGGCCGCATTGTAGATGGCTTCTTAAACCGTTTTATCGTTGTAGAATCAAAGTTACCAAGAACAGTAGGACGAATGGTGCCATTTGTTGAGCCAAGCCATAAGATATGTGAGTGGGTGCGTAAAGTACGAGAAACCAAAAACGAAATGGAGCAGTTAGCTAGAGATAGCTCGGAGATAGATTTCAAACAACGAATTATAAAATTTGATGATAGTTCAAAAGAATTACTAAACACACTAGCTCATGAACTTGTAGCACAACAAAACAAATTAGAAAAAGACGGCTTGGAAGTATTGCTTTCAAGGACGCGAGAAAAAGCAATGCGGTTGGCTTTGATATGTCAAATGGCTGACGATCCATACTCTAAAGTAATTACAGGCGACATAACTCAATGGGCGATTCAATATATTTATTACTACGATCAAATAATGGTTGAGACTTGTGAAGACAAAGTGGCGGGTTCTGAAATGGAAAGTCGTATCAAACAAGTGCTTAGTTTTATCAGAACGCAAGGTGAGATTGGTATTAGTCGTAGAGATATTGATAGGCGTGAGATATTTAGGTCAATGAAATCGTTTGAAGTTAAAGAGATTATTAATCGTTTAATGAATGCGGGTGAGATTCAAGAAAAGGATGTTCGGGTTAAAGCCACTGGACGGCCTATGAAGAGAATTGTAGCCATTGATCCTAACTTCTTTGATGATTAATCAAGTCCAATAGTCCCGACTTGTTTGATAATTAAGCATTAAGTGCCATTAACTCAGCTATTTCTTGGTCTATTGCACTTCTTTTGGAAACTAAACCGCCTCGATTAGCGTAAATTCTAGCAGCTATATCCTCATTAGCAATTGAACCGCCTAATAAACTTCTGCTTATAGGAGCTTGTGTAGGTACACTTGCTGTATTACCTAATCCAACATCATCTGGCAATCTTAAATCTAGTCTTGGAGCTTGTGTAGGCAATTGATCTACCATATCTTTAAAATTAGTTCCTACTGCATCTGTAATACCAGTTCTTTCACTCTCTCTAATAACAGCTTCAACTCCTGCCTCTGTTCCTTTACTTAATTCTGTAACACCTGCAATTCTCAATGCTTTTGAAGCTGCACTCAATACTGTCATTATCGAACCTTTGTCTGTCTTTGAAAGTGCTGCTATTATTTTTGGACTACTAAAGAATGTTTTATATACAGTTAAACCTATTGCAGTTGGTAATACATTCAAATGAAAAAAGTTTGCAGCTATTGTTCCAGCAACAATAGTACCTGCACCTGATTTTTCTGTCGCGCCAATTGTTGTAGATAGACTTCTAGCTAACCCTCTTAATGACATAGATATTTCTTTGCCAAACATTGCTTCAAGAGTTTCATCACCAAATGAATCCAAAGCTCGTTGAAAAACACCAGGTTTAAATATTTCTGAAATTTCAGATGATCCTGGTCTAACGCCTTTGTAAATCATTTTTTCAAGTGCTTCTTCTCTAACCGCAGCAAACGCCTCTGGCGATAAAACTTGTTTTGCTTG